TGCTTCCACATCAATGCCGTGCATTGCTTGTGCGTCTTGTGCAGCTTCAAAAGTCCAACGTGCTGATAGCTTACGTGATTTAGCTTCAACAGTCTGCTTGAGGATCTGGATAGACATCTTGTTACCAGCAACGCCTTCGAGCGCAGCAGTGTTTGCTGGGCGGCCGTTACCAGTGCCTACGTTACCGGAGTAACCTTCGGCAATTTTGAAAGGGCTAAGAGCCTCTTCGCCGGCTGTTACGTTTCCACCAGTGGCGTCAGTGAAGGTGTCACTGTAACGTACACGTAGAGTGTGGATCTGTGAAATTGGACCAGTCATTGGCTGAACACCAACAAGCTCGTTTGCAATAACAGTAGGCATAACACGTCTAATCACTGGAAGGATTACACGGTGTAGTGTTGCGATATTACCAGCAGAAGTGGCACCAGCAGTTGCACTTTCTGAAAGATACCGACGGGTATTTTCCAATGTTGCATTCATTACTGCTTTTTTGTTGCCTGCAAGGCCTTCAAGAAGGGCACCCTTGGTCTCCTGCCATCTACTTTCTAATAGTTCTGACATTTTTGATTCTCCTTATTTCAATCCTGCAAGACGACGCATGTCTAATACATTTGTGTCTGCTGTCGATGTCATGTGTTGTTTACGATTGCCTGTGATTTCTTTGCCTTCTTTAAGGGTTGCCTTTTTCTTTGTTTGAGTTCCATTGTCAATTACTGACGGAAGGTACTTATTAAACGAACTTTGCAGTCTGTTTGTTTGTACTGACTCTAACAAGTCATTCATTATTGCCTTTTGACCTTTATTTAAAGGTCCAGTGAGGTCGTTTAATACTTTTGCTCTGTCTCTAGATTCAACTAGGTGCTTGACTTCGTTATTCTTTGATTCTGCCAGGTGCTTTGCTTTAACAGCAAAGGCTTTGGCTTCTGCAAGCTGTTTGTCTTTTGCATTAAGTACTTTTAATAGTTTTTTGGTTTCTGACTTCTCATTTAAGTGACTGTTCAGATATTCACCAGCAAACGCCTCAAATATTTTACGACCAAAGTCGTTTGTACGTGCAACATCAATATCTTCTTTGAGTTGAAGAATTTCGGAACGTAGTCCCTTTTCAACTGTTTCGGATAATGCAGTTACGCTTCTTGTAATAAAGTCTTGCTTAACTTTAGCAAAGTGTGATTTTGATTCTCTAACGAGACGCACTTTAGTTTCTGCAAGGTCTTTTTTGTCTTCCTGGAATTCAGCAAGTTCTTTTGCAAGTTGTTCTACAACAAAATCTTCAAGTACAGCAAACTTAGTTGCTGTTGTCTTTTGATCTGTGTGTAATTCAGAAATTTCACCAACTAGTTGTTCCATTACAAAGTTCTTCAATATCTTTGCGTCTTCACGCATTTTAATTGCATACTTTGCTTTAGCTTCGGCTAGCTGTTTACGGTCTTCATTGAATTCTACCATTTCTTCTGTAAGCTTTTCGCTTACAACAGTATCAATTGCTTCGATCATAGCACTTTTATCATGCTCATATTTCTTAGCGAATTCTTCACGAAGTTCCGATGTTACCTGTTTACGGTTTTCTACAACCTTAACGTCCCAGGCTTCTTGAATCTCTGATTTTATTTGCTCAGATATCGCGTCACTCTCTAAAAGGGCTTTTAGTGCTTCCATTCTCTTCTCCTTTTACTTGAGTCTGTCTATTATGTTCAATAGACTCTCTGCAATGTATTTTTGTGCCTGTGGGTTGCCTGTTACTTCTTTACTTCGCATAAATGCTTTATAACCGCCTCGTTCGTTCATGAGTTGCTCATAAATTGGTGTTGGGTATGCCCCAGGAGCACTAGGTTGTGCTACTACATCAACAGTAATAATTTCAAATTCTGATACTTCGCCGGAACCGTCTTCTTTAACGTTGCCACTTCCACGCGACGAAACACCTAGTTTAACACCCGCTTCGAGCATTGTTTGAACTAGTTGTCCCATCGGTGTAGGAAGTATCTTTAGTTTACCATAACCGTTTGGGCCATCCATCCACATTTCTGTGATCATATGACTCACACGGTCTAGGTTAATATTAAGGCCTTCGGGATGATCTACTTCGCCGAGAACTGAGTATCCTCCAGTAACTTGATCGTTAAGAGTTCTGACAGCCCTGCCAATTTCATTAACAGGATACACACGCTGGTTTGCGTTACGTATTCCGCCTTGAATAACAATTCCCTTCATATGAAGAGACTTGCCGTCGTCGGCAGACTCAACTACCATTTTAGCTTGGTCGAAACTAAGACTCTCTCTTAAGTAATTCATCTGTTGTCCTTACTTTCTTGCCTTACTTCTTGCGTACAGTAGTTTTAATTGTACTACCTGCGCCTTTGTCGGCAGTTTCTGGCTTGCCTTTCTTTTCGGCGCCATGTCCTGGTTCACTCTTCTTAAAAGAAGATTTGCCAGCCTTCCCGCCTGGAACGTTTACATTCCCTGCGTTATCTGTTTTTGGGTTACCTTTAAACACACTCTGACCTTTTAGGTGGCCTTTGTTTGCTTCAGTTGGAGTTTCTGTATCAGTACGTAGTACATTTGCAGCAGTTCCGCCCATATCATTCTTTGAGGCAACAGTCGACTTGGAATTTGCTCCGTTGTCGCCGCCAATTTTAGAACCTAGTTCGCCGCCTTGAACTTTTTCAACGTACTCGCGCATTTGTTCTCCGGCACTCTTTGGTCCTCTTGGTGAATTAGATTCGTACTTAAAAGATTCTTCGGTTTCGTCTTCTTCTTCGTCGCCGAATGGATTGCCTTCTTCGCCTTCTTCTTCGCCTTCTTCTTCGCCTTCTTCTTCTTCGCCTTCTTCGTCATCATTTCCAAATGGATTTGATTCATCATCGCCGTCGTTGCCGATAATGCCTTCAAATTCGGCTCTTAGTTTGTCTAGTGCGTCACCGATATCGTCAATTACAGACATTGCGTCGCCATCGTCGTCAACTATGTCGCCATCGTCGTTATCATCCATTGGATCCATATCTGGATCTGCATCTGGATCGTCCATGCTAATGTCGCCCATCATATCATCAGTGGCGTCGCCACCCATCATTGAAGGATCTTCTTCAGCCATGTTGTTAAGGCCAAACATTTCGTCTAGGTCATCTTCGTCGTCTTTGTAAGATCCTTCGTCAACTTTGTCTTCGTCATCCTCGTCGGATACTTCGTCAAGGTCATCTTCTTCAGTTTCATCAAGATCGTCTTCTTCTTCAGTTTCGTCAAGATCATCGTCTTCATCAGACTCGATAATATTTTGGTAAATTTTTCTTGATTTTTCTACCACAATTTCGTGGAATAATTCTTCAGCGCCGGCTCTGTCTTCGTTAATAAGACGCTCGACCATTTGTTCAAATTTGCTTCGCTCAGTCATGTTGTTCTCCTGTATGTACAAGGCTGTCAATTGTATTTACATACAATCTAAAAAAGTATGTCGAAATGGGGCTAAACGAGCCCATTCGTTTATTTAGCTTACACTAGTCTAAATTTTTTCTTAAAATTATCAATCGTTATGTGTGTTAAATTAGCTATTCCTATCAACGTGTCAGGAATAAATGAGCTTGCAGTTTCTATTACACGTATATATTTAATTGTGGAGTTGCTTTTAATACAAGTTGTTGTTTGTCTTTGCCAATTTCCAAAATAAGTTGCTCTGTCATTGGTGTTTTTGTAGTTAGGAGACCCAGTATACAAGTTATTGACCAATTCGTTTTTATTACCTATGCCTTTATAATCGAACCCTAAAATGTAAATTGTTTTATTTGCATGACCACTTGCTAAGTTTAATGCACTAGGACCACTGCTCCATCCTAAGTTTGGATTAAACAAATTTATCCCACTAATTTCTTTTGAGTATTTGTTTGAATTTGTCCAAACAGAATGCGTTTTATGATATCCAGCAGATGTGATTTCTCTGATCATTTTAGTGTCAACTGCAATCAGGTAATCAGGAGAAAATTCTCTATAAAGTGCATTGCATCCGTATGTGGTTCCGTGTATTTTAAGTGATAACGGATCAATGCATTGTCGACTAACTCCGTTACCTAGCACGAAAGCAACATGGGTGTCGGTGGTCAACGGAGTTATTTTTTCAACGATTAAATTTTGTTCACGAATTTCATTCTTTTCAAGATTCTTTCTTGATTTTCGTTGTTGCTTGGTTTCGTGTGATAAGAATTGTTTAGACAACAAAGTCTCCTTACATCGGAGGTTGCTCTTGCATTTGTGCAGCCATGCCATACATTGCTTTAATGTGATCCAAGTCTTTTGTAGCTTCTTTTCGATGCATATCGTCGGCACGTCTTGCCTTATTAATGTCTTTTAACGTAAGTCTGGTCTTACGAGTGTCGTCAAGATCCATAATAGAATCATCTTCTCCTGCATCATAACGCTCGTCGTCAACAGGTTCCATTGTTTCTTTATCAAAGTAATATAATTCACGTATTATCATACTATTATTTATGATCCAAACGGCGCATCGCCGCCTTGCGCATCTGCCGGTGCGCCGCCAAGGTTGCCAGCGCCGCCTGCAGTATCGTCTACATCGATATCTGATTCAGGACCGTCTGCTGCACCCATGTCTGCACTAATATCTGCTCCAGTAATGCCTGCATCTCTCATTTGTGCGCTTGCATCCTGTTCTCCGGTTTCGAACTCGTCTTCGTTCTCTTCTCTCCACTGTGTCTCGTTGGCAGTAATTTCTTCTTTGCTAAGTCCAAGGAATCTTTCCATTGCAAACCGGTTAGAAATAAACGGAATAGCCTGCATAGATGTAAATGTTGAAATTCTATTGCTGTCAAGTTCTGCTTGACGATAGCTTGCAAAGTTTTGTGGCGGCTGTAGTTTTAGATCAAACATTGCAACATCGATGTTGATGCCTTTTTGGCTTAGATAAAGCTTGAATTCTTTGTTGAACACTTCTGCAACCAGGCTCTGTAGTCTCTCGCAATAGTTGTTAAATCGTAGTTCTTGGATGTAAGCAGTACCTACTCGACCGTCATTGAATTGGCTTGCACTATCATCTGCACCAGTTGGAAGGTATGAACTAGGAATGCGCAGACCACGTAACAGTTTGTTAGTAAAGTATCTTAAGTCGTCAATCTCTCCAAGATTAGTTCCTCCTGGAAGTGTTTCAACTTTTGATCCTCTGCCTTCGGCAGTTTGTGGAAAGAAGTAGTCTTCATTGATGGAGTTCTTAACAAAAATGCCACTTTCGATAGCAAACGTGTGATAGTTGTGCCATTTTTCAGTGCCGTCTATGGTAATAGTGCCTGTATCTCGATTCGATACGGCTTCTATTTTTACTACCTTATGGTTAAACTGATCAATCTCTTTTACAAATTGTTTCCAATTAGCATATCCATTTTTCTTAAGAAGTCGATTTAGTTTACTATAACCAAATCGCGTAAAGTCAATCTTACACTGGGCGTTTTTATAATCAAGAGCAATAGAATTTTCTTTCTTCATTAGATCCAGTAACTCTTTGTTATTATCACAAAGATTAATTACGGTATTCTTGTTTGTCGACTGAGTCCTAACTATTTCCACAACTATCTGCAACATTTCAAATGTCAAACACAACGGTTGGTTTTTTATTTTAACTCTAGATTCTAAGTTTTTTAATACTTGTTGCATAGCATTTGGATTATTATTAAGGTAGTTTCTTCTAGATTTACCTGCGTTCTTTTTATAACTGGACATAGTAGCAGGATCATTCTGTCTCATCCACACTGATTTCTGTTGCGCTGACCTAATATTGTAGAGAACGGATTGTCTTTCTACACCAGTCATGTTCTTCCAACGTGTTTTTAACGTATCAGAAATCTTTCCTGTAACCGTTTGAAATTCTTCTTCTGACAAGTTAAACCAGTAATCTGATTTATTTGCAGCATGGTATTGTATGTGATCAGCTTTATTCATATATTGAAGATTCCGCGGATCGTTGTTAAAACGATTATAATCTTGGTGGTGTATTACTGCTTTAGATTTTCCTGCATTTTGTTCAAGATATGTAAATTCTTGATGTTTACTCAAGTTTCTAAAAAACTCGCCTACTACCCGATGAGTCCACTGCCATTCCTTCTTGCTGTGATCCCAAACTTGCTCATATTCATTGGAGTTCGACGATATCTTTTTGTTTCTCCTATTAAAAGATATTAAACTGTCAGTTTCAACAATGTCCTTGGCTTCTATCATGCCTTTTCCAAATACCGGTATCTTATGGTCCGGAGTACAAACCAAAGTTTCACCATTATCAAATGTTAATTGAATAGTTTGTGTATTCTTACGAGTGATACCGGCCCAGTTAATTACCCCTGGCGCTACTTTACCAGTTATAGGATCACAACTGTATGCCCAGTTTTCTTTGCCTTGCTCAAACTCTGCAATTAACTCAGTTAGTTCCAGTGTTCTTCCGTCGAGTAAAGGAATCCTTGTGGATAAATCTAAACAGAGAGGATTATAGCTGCTGTCTATAACAGTTTGGCCTCCGCCTGTCTTAGACGGAATACGTCTCTGGTGAATTTCTGTTTTTACTCTTTCCACAAACTGCATAGCAAGGTGACTCGGCATGTTGCCAACGTCTACATAGAATACTCTGCGCTCTGGCGCACGCTGAACGCGGTAGATGATAATTGCATCCTCTAGTAATTCTTTTTGCTTGTAAACTTTAAAGATGCTTTCCAGCAAACTGTTGCCAAACGGGTAGTTTTGATCCATTCCTTCGCTAAGAGACATGTGTATAACGTGTTCTGCATCGATTGCAGTTTCGTTTGATTCGTTTGAGAAGCGACTGTTATTAGTACCCGGAGTACTGTTTGGTGCGTCGCCGCCGCTGCCCATTGATGGGCCGCCCATGCCGCCTGCGCCGTTTGGTCCATATGCATTAGTGGTGTTGAGCTTGGTTGCTGACAATCCTTCAAATGATATGTTTATATCTTTGATCATGTATTGCTCTGGGCGCTTGCCTTCGCTTTCGTTTACAATAATTTTAGTTAAATTAGCAGTATCGACATGGAACCACTTTTTAGTTTCTGGATCTCTAAGAAAGAATTGATCGCCATACTTGAAAATGTTTCTAATAATTTTATACATGCGTGTTTCAAATTCTTGCAACTTTGCCCATCGGTGCAAGTACTGACTTAAAATTTGAACTTCGCTGTTTGTAGGCGCGCCATTGTATTCAATCTTAAACGGTGTATTGTTTTCTTTGTTCTTTTGAGTACAAAATTCAGCAAGGATATCTAGTGCTGCATTAATTTCTGAATCAGTGTCCATGGTATTGTATTGCCCATACCGTTCAACACGGTTGGGGTTACCAACATAAACATCTGGGAGATGTGAACTATAGTTGGAAGCAGCTGGGCCTAGCCCTTGCCCTTTTGAAAAACTAAACGGGCTATAACTGCCGCCCTGATTCATACTAGTTGGAACAGGGGAGAAATATTTTTTCCACGACATTTTTTATTACCTTAATTTTCTAATCACAAGCCTGCGCCTTTGAACATATCTGTTCCTAATCCGCGCATACTTTTTCTTGTTTTTTCCTGAACGTTAACACCTTGTTGTGTAGCGGCCAGTAATCTCATTATACTACTATTTACTTCATTTAGCTTGTCGACCACTTGTGTCTGAGTATTACCCGAGTCTGACGAAATTATTTTAGTCTGTTGTGCTGCCAGACGTTCCAATATTTCTTCTATGTCAGGAGTAGGAGTTGCAGTGTTACTCATCACAGCCGGAGTCGGTCTGCTACCATTCTGAAACCCATTTATATTATTTTGGTTATCAAAGAAATTTGATAGCATTTCACCAGCAGGTGAATCTCTTGGCACAACTGCTTCCGATCCGTGTAACATAACCGGAGTGCCGGCGCCAAATTGTTCAAATCCGTCTGTACCTGTGTTGTACTGGAGCAGGGATTCCAACACATTTAGTCTATTTTGTGCATCCCAAAGCGCCTGAGGATCTCGATACCCGCCCACTATATTAGTGTTTTCAGGGCCTGAAAGTCGAGCAACTTCTGCTTGCATCCTTGAGAGTTCGGTGCGAAGAGATTCTTGATTTTCTTCTCCGCCAAATTCCCTTCGTACCGATTGGTCTTCTCTGCTTTGTTCTAGAGCTCTATCGTTGATAAACAGTCCGCCGAAGCCATTGTTAAGTGTGTCAAATAAATTAATTATTTGATCTTCTAAAAATAATCTCATAGAATCCAGCATGCCTTGCACTGCAGAACTTTCCCAGAGATCAGTTATTTTTTCAATTATATATGTAGAAACATTTTCAAATGCAGTACTAATAGAGTTTCGCAACTCTACATTTTCAAACAATCTAGTAAATGCGCCAGACATCATACTACCAAAATCAACAACTTCCTCAAGCAGTGCGTTCCATAACCCGACTTCGCCTACATTATCAATAAATTCTTTTCCCCACTTGCCGACAGCTCTAAAACCGTCAGCAACCTTTGTAAGAGAAGTCTGAAAAGTTGGCGAATTAAAGAAGTCGGATGCCCACCTTAAGCCATTAGTGAATACGCCGGTTGTACCAAATAAATATCTCATAGTATTAGTGATAGTAGTTTTCATTGTAGAAAACGCACCAGTTGACCCGGATCCAAATGCATCCATTATATCGTTGCCAATGTTGCCAAGCTCTGTTACAAATGCGCTGTCAATAAATGTATTAAACAAGAAAGATCTAAATGCAACCAGTGCCTGTTCAAATTTTCCCAGTGTACCAGTTACTCTATCTGTGCGACGTTGTTCAGCTTCTGCTTCTGCAGTGTTCATGTTCATTATGGCAGAAAGTTCGTGCCCATTGTCTACTAATGACGCCATGGCTCCTTGCACTCCGCCCATTCCTCTAAGAACTTGTAATGTAGCATCTGGCATTTGTCGTGCAAATTGTTGCAAATGTGGCTGAACATTATTAGCCATATAATCTACATACTCTGCTTGGCTAACCGAACCTTCGCCAACTCGTTGCATGAATTGTGTTATTCCAGGAACTGCATTTTGCAATGCGCGACCTATGTCGGATTGAGCTACTCCGTCGCTGAGATCCAACAACGAGTCATGGAAACTTGGCAGTACAGTTTTTTGTAAAGTGTAAATTGATCTAAGTTCTTCTGCCTTGGCTGCTCCTAATTGTTCTTCTACTCTTGCAAGTTGATTGCGAACCTGGCCGTCAGTTTGTAATGCTGCCTGAGAATCCATCAGAGCTTCGCGCTGTTTGCCAGTTAATTTAGCAAGTTTATCCAATTGCATGATATATTCTGCTGCACCTGCTTGAGATTCGGCATCACTTCTAATGTTTCGTCTTCCGCGCATGGTTTCTAATGTCATATAACCAATCAGCGCTTCATTGACATTTTCCATTGTCAAACCCATTTCAAAGAACCGTTGTCCAATTCCCATGCGCACATCTCTGCTGAATTCGCCAATAAGTTTAGCACCTTGTGTTGCACTGCCGCCGAACCTAGCAAGTTCTTCGCTGTTGCTTCTGACCATGCCGACAAAGTCATCCAGGCTCATTGATGCATCAACACTGGTTCTTACCATGTCTACTAAACTGTTGTTAAAGCTTGCGCCAACTGACGATAAATCTCTAAACTGATCAACTGTTTTGTCAACGAAGTTTACAAAACGAGTTATTCTTCCGTTCCCTAACAACATTTCAGAAAAGTCACCAAGTCGGTTTCCTGTAATCAACAGCTTTTCAGCAAATGTTTTAGCTGCACCGGTACCTGCTTTTAAGCCTTTAACAAATTTGCTTTGCTCTTTGGTAGCGGCTGTTGTGGACCTAGTTTGTAGATCTCTTAATCTCTGTTCGGAGGAGTTTCCAGCGGGTCCTGTACCTTTGACTGCGTCTATAAGTTGTAGTAGCGTTGCTTCACTGGCGACTCCTCGGCCGCCTACATTTTTAATTTCAACTTCATCCACGGGTCAGATCATCCTAGTTAAATACGTGTATAACATATATCGATATATAGTGTTAGTATTATTTAGCCGGAGAAAATATATGGAACCATCATTAACAACAGAGCCGACACACAACCCACTATCAAAACATTTTAGACAACCCAAGTTGTTTGTAGAATTGCCCAGTCGAGGACAGTACTACGCCGATGGTGCAATTGTTATTCCGTCTAATAATCAATTTCCTGTTCTTGCAATGACTGCAAAAGACGAATTGATGTTTAAAACACCAGATGCGTTGTTAAATGGACAGGCAACAGTTAGTGTTATTCAAAGTTGTTTTCCGAGCATTAAAGACGCATGGAGTGTTCCAAGCATTGATATTGATGCAATTCTAATTGCTATTCGTATTGCAACATACGGAGAGTCAATGGATCTTGACATTAAAATTCCTAACACCAACGAGGAAAGAGGATTTTCAGTTGATCTAAGAGTAATGTTGGATACGTTGTCAGCAAGCGAGTACAACAACATATTAGAGTTTGGTGCATATACTTTTGAATTACGTCCATTAAATTATAAATCGTATACCGAAACTGCAATGAAAACATTTGAAGAACAAAGAATTTTTCAAACTATAAACAATCAAGATTTAGATGATACACAAAAATTAGAAATGTTTACAAAGAGTTTTGACAGGTTGACTGATATCAACATCAGTCAACTTTCAAAAACAGTGGTATCTGTTAGTTATGGTCAAGAAGATGCAGTAACTAACCCAGAGTTTATTGCGGAATTTTTCGAGAACACTGAAAAAGAAGTATTCAAATCAATCATTGACAGAATCGATGAAGAGAAAAAGAAATTTGCAGTTAAGCCGCAGCTGATCACCACATCCGACGAAGACAGAGAAAAGGGTGCGCCGGAAACTTTTGAAGTGCCAATCACGTTTGACCAAACTAATTTTTTCGCATAAGGATCTTAACCTGGCCTCTTGACAAAATTTTGGAAGAGGTTGAGGTCCTTGAAGCGGAATGTAAACAATTAAAATTTGATTTATCCAAGATGTGTTGGTTCATGCGTGGAAGTGTAAGCCTCACAGAGGCTTACGAAATGTGCCCTGAAGACAGGGAGATTGTCTTTAAATTGATCAAAGAGAATTTAGAAACAGCCAAGGCAACCAAGCAACCGTTCTGGTAATTACTTTGTTACTTTGTAACCCTGTGATTTTAATTTATCAATCATAACTTGATTGTCGGCGTCGGCTGACTTACCAGAAGCAGCTGGGTCACTTGCAAACTTGCTTTTGTCAAAGCCTGCTTGGCCTCCATAAGCTTTGGTGATAACTTGCTTGAGTATACCCCTGATTTGTCTCTTGGACAACGTAGGTTCATCCTCTGCTTCACTTATACTTTCGGTCGGAGCAGTCTTATTCAATTCTGCTTTTTGTACTTTACTGGCCATTCGTCCAGTCTTAGAATCTCTCCATTGATTACCCAGCCATTTGAATTCAGATCCGTCAGTGGTTTTTGCCATTGATCCTGGTTCTCGCGGCTTAGGTGCAGCAGGACTTCCAAGTGCAGGAGCACCTGTGTCTCCTGCGGGATTTGGAGGTGTGTCTCCTGTTGTTACAGGTGGCTCTTGTCTTGGGTTGTCCATGCCAACTGCACCAGGTCCTGCAGCGTTAGCAGCAGCAGCGTCAACTATTGGATCTCCAATAGTTGCGAGACCTTTTTGTTTTAAATAATTTTTTACAAGTGACGGAGTGGCAGTTTTGTTTCCTGAGTTCTTCATATAAGTCAATAATTCGACTTCCATGGACTGAGCTTCATCTTTCAATGATCCCTTAGTGGCTTTGTTAGCTCTCTTTAACTTACGCCCTTGCTTAGTGATTCCTAAGTTCAATTCAACTAGGTCATCATTCTCACATATAACATTATACACTTGCATCTATTCATCCTTAACTACATTAATATTATTTATACTTATTAGATGAACTAACGTTCATCTGTTCTTTCGCTAACGCTCAATCACTTATCAATGTCTAATAACAAAAGTCTAAAGTAATTAATTAATGATTTAATTATTAACATCTAATATTCATGTAGATTGTTTTGGTCAGACGGAACCTTTGTGTGGCCCCGTCGTCTAAAAGATTTACTTCATGTGAGTTACATCCAGCCATAGACTTTGGAAATAGGTATTTATTATACACAAGTTCATTGGGCTCTGACCTTTCCCAACCTACGTCGACATCGCGCTATGTACATAACATCATATACTAAAGATAATATACGATATGAGATACACAGCACTACCTCCCGCTTCGTTCCGATTGCTAAGGAGTTTTTATGAACTATGTTGTGTTTTTCAATTGACAGTAAACAATCTATACCAACCTGTGAGCCCAATTTGTTTGATGGCTTCCTCCCTCTGGGGAGTCGATCAGTATGTTACGTGTGTTCCTATACGGTAACTTTTTCCACAGCGGAGAATTTATAATCTGGCCCGCCAACCTTATGTACTGTAATGTTTGCCTATAAAATTATTTTTTTTTTTGCCTTTGAGCAAGTTCTTTGATTGCAATTTGTCTTGCATAACTTGTTTTATCAAATCTACTAATAATAAATTCCAAGTAGCTATCAGTTAACTCAGATATCTCTTTGCCTTTGTGAACACCGTTTATCGGCCACACCCCTTTGTTTACAAGGTGCTGATAACTAGTATCGTCAATTTGTGATTTAATCAGTTTGCCTAATTCGCGTTGCCGCCAGCCTGTGTTTTTACTTTTTTTTGGCATGTTCTAACAATCGCTCTCGGAGTATGTTTGATCCGCCTACTCTTACGTTAATGATACCGTTATAGTAGTCATCTGTTTCGAGAACCTTACGATCAAACTGCTCTTTTGCCTCTATGTAACTTAATTCGCCTCTGCTCATGCAGTAGAAAAGTATTTCTCTAGTAAATTTGTCGTCACCGAGTGCAGCGATGTCAGCAAGCAACTTGTCAGATGAACCCCAATAGGTCCTCCAGTCGCTTTCTTTTGTGCCGCGCCTTTTATTTTTTTTGCCTTTAAGAGGTGGTTTAGTTGTCTTGAACTCTGTGAGTTTTTTGCCTATGTATTTTCTATTGTTTGTCAAATTTGTAATAAGATAAACGAAGCCTATGTAGCCTTCTGGTATATTTTCAACCGGTTCATCATTGTACATCCATTGCATACAGTACTTACCAGTGAAACTTTTACGGGGCCTTCTTTTTGATATTTTTCTTGTTGATGTAGTTTTTTTCGCCCTTGTACCTATGAGAATCTAATATTTCTTCACGGCGTTCCTTGGCCAATGACATAATAGTACTCAGCCATTTCCTTGCAGCAACTCGTTTGGCAATCGAGGGTTTACGAATAAACACCTCGTTTGCCTTAAAATATTCTAAAAATGCTCTTGCTAGTTGATCATGTAAGTCGTTGTCATTATCTTCTATCATGCTGTTACACAATACTACTAATTTCGAGATCGTTGCTAAACGTTGTAAATCCGTTTTCTTTAATGACTTTTAATAGATGGTTAACTCTTCCGATTAACTCGTCTTTGTGAGATATTAAGAAAATATTCTTGTTTCTTTCTCTGCCCATCTTCTTTAGGATAGCAAGAGAATTTTCAACTCCGGCAGTGTCCATTCCACTGTCAATAAGTTCGTCAATGAACAGTAAATTAACACCTTGGTACAACGATTCCCATACATCACGGAATGCAAAGCTCAGTCCTAGGATCAATCTGTTGCGTTCTCCTCTTGACAAGTTATCAAAGTCCAAATCTTGTCCTAACTGTGTAATTTCTACAGCTAAATCGTTTTGGAATTGAACTTGATGAGGCAATCCTAACTTATCAAGATATGAAGTAAGTCGATTGTTGAGATATGCAAGGTTCTGATCAATTATCTTCTTGCGAATAAAGCTATCCTTGTTGGTTAACAACTTAAGAAGGAACTCTTGGTGCTCTTTTAGCAACGTAAATGTGTTTACATCGTCCCAACTCACAACCTGTAATGCAGTTTCGGTTAAATCGTCAATTTGTTGTTGATAAGGATCTTCGTCGTCTAGCTTTGCTTGTAATGCATTAGTTAGTGAGTCAACATTGTTTCGATGCTCGTATGCTTTTTTGGCAGTTTCGTAGTAAGTATTGGGCCGTCCATTGATATCGCCAATGTTTTCAAGCAATGTTAGTACTGCACTGAGTTTTCGAGTAACTTCGTTCTGATACGTAGTTGCGTCTTCTAGTTCTTTGTTTCTTTTAGTAGTAATCTCTGCTTTTTTGTCCGCATGAAGCTCTTGGCCACATGTATAACATGTTGCATCGTCTAACCCAGCTATATCGGTAACAAGAGTAGTTACACTTTTGTCTGCTCGTAATACAGCAGAGTCCAGTGTTGACTTTTCCTTGTTGAGGGCTATTATTTCGTTGTTGTGCTTGGTCCAGTTGGCAAGTAAATCGTGAGCTTCTAGCTCTTTGTCAATGTCTAGACGCTCGAGCTCCGCAATTGCTGATTGAAACTTTATGATATCCTGCTTTGTTTTAGTATTCCATGCGTTTCGACGTGTCTTTAGTGTGTTAATACTCTGACCAATCTTCTCGTTACTTGTTTGAATGGCACTAATTTTAAGGGTTTCTTCGGTAATAGACTCTTTTGTTCTCTTAACTTTCTCTCTTAGCACTTCGGCCTTCTCGGAAAGCAGAGTAATGCCTAGAAGCTGCTCAATGATCTCTCTTTGATCATTGGTTCTCATACTAAGGAACGGTTCGGAGTAGGTGTTTAGAGCCACAATATGCTTAAACATGTTGTGGGTCATTCCTAGTAATGTACCAATTGCCTTTTGTGTTTCTCTGCTGTCACCTTGACTTTCGTCGGTAGTAGCGTCAACTTGTTCAATATCGTTTACATAAAATTTGAGTACATTAGGGGATCTTCCACGCTCGATGCGATAAGTTAGTCCTGCCTTTTCAAAGTTTAGTGTAACCAACATACCTTTGCGGTTGGTTTTGTTGATCAAGTTGTTTCGTTTGATGTTAGTAAGCGCTTGTCCGTAAAGCGCATACGACAATGCGTTGATGATAGTGGTTTTACCAGTACCGTTGCGCGAACCATTATCGTCGCCGCCTTGATCGAGATTCTCACCAAGCACCAATGTTAACTGTTCTTTGTCAAAGTCCACGGCTTGAGTTACGTTGCCCACGCTCATGAAGTTTTTTGCGGTTAAATCTTTAATTTTAATCATAAGTCGTTATAAATGTCCAAAAGAATCTTTTTATCAAAGGCTTCACTATCGATTGCAAGTATTTCGTTACTAACAATTTGGTCAACACTCTCGAATTGTTCAATATCGAGTCCGGTATTGATTTCTTCAAGCTGTTTCTGAGGTATTAATGTAATTTCTCGACATTCATACTCTTCCATGAATGTTTCTTTGATGAAAGATGCTTCCTCAAAGCTGATTGGTATATCAAGTGTTACTCTGAGGTACATCTTGTTCTTAATTATTTCATCTTTCCCATCAATTAGGGTACTAAGCTTGACCGTGCGATACTTTGGGCAGTGTTCCCAATTGATGTAGTGCGGCTCGATGTTGTTTTCGATGTCCAATATCATCATTCCTCTGTCGTCATCCCATGCATCGGCATAGTTGTGAGGAAAGGCATTGCCCATGTAGTGGACCTTACCTTGTTTCTGACGTTTATGGAAGTGTCCGCTGAACACATATTCTTGATGCTTAAAATGTTCAGCTTTTAGCTCACCGTGATCGGGCATTTGCACCATTGCGTTCATATAAAACGAAGGCAGTTCAAAATGACCAAACAAATACTTTGATTTAATCTTAGAAATGCCTTTCCACTCGTCGCCTACTAGCCACGGAACCAATGCAACGTCACCATCGATGAAAGTTTCGTTAACAACTGTAATTCCCGGAACATGTTTTGCAAACTCTGTTGACTTAACATCTCTTTTGTCTTTGTAATAGAGATCGTGGTTGCCTGCAAACATGTAAAATTTGTCAAACGCTGCACCTAGCTTCTCCAAACACCGCAACCCACTGTCCATTGTGGTTAAATTTAGTGCATTTCTATTGTGATTCCAATCACCGCAGAAGATTCCAGTTTCGCAGCCATTTGCTTTTGCAGTAGCAATGTACCAGTCGACAAATTCTTCACAATCGTTGTTGTGTACCTTGGAATTACCTTTCATTCCAAGGTGAAGGTCAGTAAAGACCGCTGCTTTTTTAAACAAGTTTATACTCCATAATTTACTATATTATAACGCAAAATAGTTATTAAGTCAACTATTTCTTTTTATGAGAATCTTCGAATCTTTGAAGACCTAGCTCGTATTCGCCTTCGGCTTGCCGAGTGAACGATGGATTTAGGTCATTCATCTCAAGAATGTTGTCTCTTACTTGCTGGTTGCGCTTTTCAATGTTGATAACTCTAACAAATGAGTTAGTAACCGCAGCAGTATAGTAGGCAAACGGATTTTGACTCTTTGATTCGTCAAATTGCAGGCCAATTTGGGCTAATTGTAAAATAGCCTGGCCCTTCATTTCGTCATTGTAAGTATAACCTCTTACATTGCCTCTGGTTGCGTACCGTTCACATAACTTCAGCCACATCATTGCAAGAGTGTTGGTGGCTCTTCCATGTTCTTTGGAAAAGTGTCCATTTTCCATTCCGCCTTCCCAGTGACTTTTTCCTACTAATATTAATTCGTTTTGTTCATTAAATTTATAATGATGAAACGGAGGAAAGTTTAACTTGGTCTTGGTATCAGCAACAGTCTTGGGGTTTTTCTTGCGACCAGGTTCTTCGGGTATATGGTCAAATGTCATAACTCTAAAAATTAGTTCATTTTTTTCCATTTTTTTATAGTCGTGTTCGCAGTCGGCCTGCTTTACTTTTTCGCCAGCTTTCTTTCGTCGGTCATATTCTTCCGAACTAAGCTTCTTTGCTTTATTGCGCTTTGCTTCGGCGATTGTTCTGATGTTAATAGCATCAGTACTCAGCAAAATAATATCATGGCTGGCATGTTCGGGCGCAACGAAGCTGGAATATGTGCTTTTTGACTTGTGAATTTCTTTTAACATGTCTTTGTTATTGAGGTAGTTTACTCTTTTCATGGTTTCTCCGATCTTACTATTATAATAATATACATAGTTAATTTTGTCAACTAAATACTGTAGGAGAAACAAATAATGGCAGAAACATCTGGAATCAACAAGTTTTTACAAACCGTTCAAAGCACCACAAGCGATGCATCAAGAATTATTGGAGCAGGTGTTGGTGTAGCAAACGCAATCGGCGGACTGGGTAGCGCCCTAGGTATCACTAGTCTGGCTAGACTAGGTGGACTTCCGGCAGGCGCCGAAGAAACTTACGAAAATTACACTCCGGTTAGTTGGAGTGCAGGCACCGAATCAGGAGGAAACGACTGGAGAGTGAGATTACACCTGCCTACCAACGTTCCGTCATTTATGAATTCTGCAATACTACAACCATTATATGATTCAAACAACAGTATGGTGTTTCCTACTACTCCCCAAATATTAGTTACTCATGCTGCAAATTATAATAGTTTGCAACCCACTCACACCAACTATGCTTACCCTATTTATCAAAGTAGTACAGTTGAAGATATTACTATTACAGCAGAATTTCCAGTCGAAAACGAAAGCGATGGCAGATATTGGATATCTGCTGTACACTTTATGAGAAGTGCAACTAAAATGTTCTACGGAAACAGTAGTCACCAAGGCGCCCCCCCGCCGCTGGTACATTTAAGTGGATATGGAGACTTTATCTTCAATAAAATGCCATGTGTTATCAAGTTGTTTACACTTGACTTACCAGACAGTGTTGATTACATTCAAGTTCCTGTATCAAACAGTCTAGATTTAAGTCAAACTCCAGAATTATCGAGAGTTTCTGTACCCGGGGGATATAGCCATGTTCCGACACTGAGTCGTTTGAACATTACAGTATCACCTGCATACAGTAGAGATACTACAAGAAAGTTTAGCCTTGACAGTTATGTACAGGGCGGATACATCGGCGGCGGACAAGGAATTATATAATGGCAAGATACAGCAAATCAAGTCCTTACGGATCATCAAGAACAAACGTTGGCGGATATCTAGATTTTTGGCAAAAAAGACCACTACCAAAGGATTCGAGCGACATTCTTTATGATATTACACCACAATATACATATAGACCAGATTTACTGGCGTTTGACCTGTATGGAACATCAAAACTTTGGTGGGTATTCACAGAAAGAAACATTGAAGTTTTAAAAGATCCAATATTTGACTTTATTCCAGGAACACAAATATTTTTACCAAAGAAATCAACACTGTCGTCAGTGTTAGGAGTATAAAACATGGCATTATTAGCCAATCCACTACACCAATATTCGTCATTTAATTATACCTGGACATTGAGTGCAATGTATCCTGGCGAAGTCAATAGACCAGAAGAATATATAGGAACACAGGGCAAGATTAAAATTATCAAGTCTGGCGGAATCGGGAACAAAAAGACAGTTACTACTCAACAAGAAGAGGATGTTGGATCAAACGGTGAATTTTTTATTGACGATGTAGTAATAGATACAACTACGGTTCCGAGCGTTGATTCCCCTACTACTAATGTTGCGGCACTAACTTTTAAAGTATTTGAGCCATATAGTCTAGGATTGTTTTTACAAACAATGTCGTTGGCTGCCAGAAAAGCTGGATTTAATAACTATGTACACGCGCCTTATCTTTTAAGTTTACAATTTAAAGGTTGGAAAGACGATGGCACATTTGAAGAAGTGTCGCAAAAAAACTTTGTCATAAGCGTGGCTGCAATTAATTTTACTACTACTGAACAAGGATCTACATATGAAATAACTGCAACTCCGTGGAATTATGGAGCGCTTGGATTTGCTCGGCAGGGATTAAAATCAGAATTAAGTCTTAAAGGGTCAACTGTTGCTGAAATCTTAAGTTTTGGAGAACAAAGTCTAGCAGTTGCAGTAAACAAGCACGAACTCCTGAGCAGCGAAAACGAATTTAAAGTTATTGGAGATCAATTTCAAATAGGATTTCCGTTTGATATATCACCTGATGCACCAGCAGCAGGCGGCCCCTTTGGCGGAGCATTGCGCACAATACAAAACAGCCTAAATGTAGTCAACAACACACTTGCATCAATTAGCGGCATTGGCAATGCCTTGGGAAATCTCGGAGACGTTGTAACTAATGTAGGATCTGTAGGGTTTGGCAATGGATTAAATAATACCGACGGTACAAATAATGTCACCACTCCTGGGGAAGGAATCAATTCTACATTAACAACAATTGGAAGTGCAATTGAAGGGCTTGCATCGGCAATATCACTGGATGGTCTTAGTCAAGTTAGCAATGAAATCGGAACAAGTGAAATGATTGAAAGTTTCAACGAGTTTGGAACAGTTGATTTTGCTGATGAAGCATTTACATTTGACGAAAGTGGTCAAGTTTATAATAGAGAAAGTTTATCAGTTCATCCAACTGAGAGAGTTTATACATATCCGCAAGGGAGTACCATTGAACAAGTAATTACCTCGGTAGTTCTTTTATCAAAGTGGGGTCAGTCATTTGTAAATCGTCCAGTTGACAGCACAGGAATGCGACCATGGTTTAAAATAAAAGTTAAAACTTACATTCTATCAGTGGCTGAGATGGATACAGCTGGTCGCCCGGCTTATAGATTTGTGTATGAAGTTTATCCGTATTTTATACACAATGCAACTGTTTCCCTTCCTAGTTCGCTAAACAACGTAGATAGAACAATAGACGATGCTGTTAAGGCTTACAACTACCAGTATACTGGACTTAACAGAGATGTTATCGACTTTGATATCACATTTAATTCTGCATTCTATCTAGGGCGCCCTGCTGACAACAACCAAGCAACTTCTCAGGCAACATCTGGCTGGGCAGGACCAGCATATGCAACTCCACCAACACCGGCGCTGACAACGCCAACTGATGTTGATGTTGCTACTGATTTCAACAACACAATTGGTGAATTAAGATCCACTATTGAACAAGTTACTAATCTTTATAAAACAGCCGGTGGTACATATATCGACTCTGACAGAACACGCGCTGCACATACTTTTAGAAATTTAATATTAAATAACCCTGCTGACCTTGCCCAGGTTGAACTAACTATTTGGGGAGATCCGTATTATCTTAGCTCAAGCGACATCGGAAATTACACCTCTGCTCCGTTAGCACCAAACATAAACGCAGATGGCGAGGCCGATGTACTTAGGTCACAAGTGTTTGTATTATTAAAATTTAATACTCCAGTTGATTACAATAAAGATTTGTTACAAGGAGACCCACTAGATCAGTTTACTGGACTTTATATGATTACTGCGATTGGAAACACCTTCAATCAAGGCAAGTTTGTACAAACTTTGGCACTGTCTAGGATGTCAACTGTATCGCCAAGTTCAATCGACAAGTTAAAAAATGTAGTAGACTCTTTTTTTGCTGGTCTCAGCGCAATTAGTAACTTTGCAACCCAAATTGGCGCTGACGACGTTGCATTAGGCGTAAATAATTTTATACAAGAAGCAGGTCCTGCTGCAAACTCGTTGCTAGGAATTGCACAAATAGGAGCCAACATTAAGGACATTGCACAAGGAGACTATCAAACAATTGGAGACAAACTCGTTGGACTCGAAAGCTTCTTCGAGCAAGTCCAACAGCTTGAAACACAATACAGAGACTCAATAGACGCTCTAGGTAGAATTGACGGTAACCAAACATCTCCGGCTACTAGTGGAAGACCTACTGGCCGCACACCGACTGCTGCATCACCAGCAGTGACAACTACTACATTGCCCAGTCCTGAACAAGCTGCTCTTCGATCACAAGCAGAAGAATATGGAGCAAGCGACCCAGGTTATAGAGTAGATCCGCGCTCAGAGCTTGAACTTCGGATTGGAAGACTTCTTGGACTTTAACACAATCAATCTTGACATAACTATAAGGTAACCACATTATGAGTAATAACAGACAAAATCAAAATACAAGGCCAATTGATCCAGCACTTTCACATTCGGATCCTGGCCCGTATCTTGCAAAAGTAGTCAGTCACCTCGATAACAAGTTTATGGGGTCGTTGCAAGTACAACTATTAAAAGTAAACTCTTCTGGTACAGCAGTTGACGATACTGATAAACTTGTTACTGCGTTTTATGCAAGTCCGTTTTATGGTACAACAAGCTGGAAATCAGCTCAGGCCACTGATGAATATTCTAGCACACAGCAAAGTTATGGAATGTGGTTTGTGCCACCGGACCCTGATACAAAGGTACTGGTAACTTTTGTTGAAGGCCGCCGAGATATCTGTTATTGGTTTGCATGCGTACCCGATGACTTTATGAACTTTATGATTCCTGACGGACGCGCCGCAACAACATTGTCAACATCTGGCAGCGGTGGCGCAACTGGACGTAAATTACCAGTTGGCGAATACAACAAACTCACTACTAATCCAGCAGGAAACAATCAACCTACAAATTATGTTAAACCAGTTAACACAGATTTTGTTAATAGATTAAATGAGCAAGGCTTGCTCGAAGACGATTTTAGAGGTTTAACAAGTACCAGCGCTCGCCGAGAGGTGCCCAGCGCTGTATTCGGCATAAACACCCCAGGTCCACTTGACAAACGCCCTGGTGCACCTATTGCGCCTAGAGGCCCAACAAACTCGCCTGCAAACGTTCATAGAAGCCGCCTAGGCGGATCTAGCATTGTCATGGACGACGGTGACGACAAGCTGGTAAGAAGCAAACCAGCCGGCGAAGGCCCTCCGTCATATGTTCAGCGTGAGACAGACAACGCCGCATTCGAACCCGGCGCCGAAACCCGCCCGGCAAACGAATTAATTAGACTAAGAACACGCACAGGACATCAAATCCTTCTGCACAACACAGAAGACTTAATTTACATTTCAAACGCTCGCGGTACTGCTTGGGTAGAACTTACTTCAAACGGTAAAATTGATGTTTATGCGCAGGACAGTATTAGCATGCACACCGAAGGTGAATTTAACATTACTGCTGATTCTAATATTAATTTAACGTCTGGGGAAAATGTAAACATAAATGCAGTTGGTGATATAAGAACCACAGGCAGAAATGTTGATACTACAGCAACAGGTAGAGTTGCCTTTCAGGCAAGTTCGGAATTCACTGCATTAGCAGGCGATTTCATGTCTTTAAAAAGTAGCAGCGATTTAGCAGTTACTTCGAGTGCATCAACTGTTAACATTTCCGGAGGAACTGACGTTGATTTATTCAGTGGCTCGGGCATTAATTTAGTATCCTCCGGCGGCGCAATAAGAGCATCGGCATCTAGCAACTTTGATGTTATTGCTGGCACACAAATTGCAATGCTTGCAGAATCAATACATGATTCAAGTACACTACGAGTTGTTACATCTAATGAAATACATTTGAATGCGGGTAACAACCTCTACGCTACAGGCGGCGCCGGCATTGACTTGTATTCCGGCGCCGCAATTGTTTCATCAGCTGCTGGCAGAATATCATTTAAGTCAGCCGGCAACTTTGAAGTCGGTAGTCCAAATTTAAGTGTTTCAAGTGGAGACCATAACTTTAATGGAAATTCTGCAGTTACTGGAACAACCAAAGCCCGCAAACTAGAAGCACCAAATGGAGAATTTAATACTACAAAAATTAACAGTAGTAGCAACGGCGCATCGGCGTCGACTCCGAGTTACAGTGCTGCTGATCCCGGAAATGCAGAGTTTGCAACTGACAGCAACATACCTAGTACAGCTTCGATAACACCAGGACCGGACACTTCGACGCCAGTTCCGGCAGATATTACTGCAAGAGTTCCGCAGCATGAGCCTTGGTTCCAGCATGAAAACTTAGACCCAGTTGCTTCGGACGTACGAGCAGGGTACGCAGGCACCGATGTTTATACTTCTCCGTTGCCCGACACTTTCTTAAATATTGGAAGAAACTCTTCTACTGCAAACAATGTTGTGTACCAGCCCACCCAGCCTGGTATAAATGCCAACAATCAGGATGAATTAGATGTTGACGAAGATATGCCAAGCCACAACTATAATGAGTACAACGACAATGTTAAACGAATAGTAGACTTTTTTATAGAAGAAGGATTTGAATCATGGGTGGGCGCAGGCGTTGCTGGATCACTAATACACGAATGTGGTAAAGATATTAATCCAGGCGCGTACTTGCCACCAAATGACCAATTACCTAAAGGTAGTAGCCCGATTCCGGGCAACGGCCCTCATACATATGGCGCAAGAGGAATCTGCCAATGGCGCGGCGGCGGCCCTAATGGCAGATTAACCAACGTTGAAAAGTTCCTTGGAAAATCTATATTAGCACAACCGGTTATGGATCCATTTAACGAAAATTATAGGATCAGATCCAACAGATTACCATCTGGTTCATTAGTATGGACACCGCCAATATACGTCGTCCCTGCAAATTCTACCCTTGAAGAACAACTTGGAGTTATAATACACGAGTGGAACTCATCTGAGAGTATAACATTAAGAAATATCAGAGCAATAACCTCGGGCAGCAATGTCAATAAGGCAAGGTTAGTTGCAGGAATTTTCAACGATGACTTCTTGCGATCCCAGAATCCTCTTCATCAAACTTCAACTGGTCCTGTTCCGGTTAAGACGCTTAGACAGCGATCCGCAGCACAAGTCTACACAGCTTATGTAAGCAATCAATCAACAGATCCTGTAACAGTCGAAGATAATTTGGCTCCGTCTCCAGTTATATCAACTCCTCCAGTAGCAAACGGTCGGCCGAGATATGAAGGAGATACTGCTGATAGCTCAACTTCATCAAACGTGTTAGATGTAATGGATATACGGCCAGGAGGTCAACGAAGAGGCCCACTCAGACCAGCTCTTATAAACGCACTTAACAGAGCTGCTTCTGAAACAGGAATTGTTGGTATTCGAACAACCAGTCTTAGCAACGAACCACGACGCATAATTAGTCCATTAGTTAGCTTGCCTCTGACAACATGGTTTCAACAACCCCTACGGACAGACATGAGAAGTCGTAAAGTCGGCAGATCCACAATTTGGCTAAAATTAAATACGCACACTGGAAAATATGAAAATCGAGATGGCAACGAATCTTATGTTACTCCTGGGTGGGCAACTGGATCAGAGAGGCATGATACTGGATTAGCAGTCGATGCAAAATTATTTATTAACGATGGTGCCGGCGGCCAGCAACAGTTACTACCAAACTCGGTTGGTAACCGAGCAATAATAGAAGCGTTTATAGTAGCATTTGCCAAGTATGGCGGACGCGCTGTTGCAGTTGGGAATAGTAGATCAGGCGGAATGCCATCGGGTGTCAACCACTATGATATGCTTGGCGGATTTGTTGAAAATGTTGGTTACACTCTTGCAGCTTCGACGTGGGGATATCCAAGAGGCTCTACGCCACCTTCTTGGATAGTACCGGCAATTCAACGAGGAATAAACAATGGCAGACGATAGCACAATACCAGACGATAGCACAATACCAGACGATAGCACAATACCAGATGACTTTGAGTCAATTTTTATATCAGGAGTAACTAATGCAACTGGATTAATTGCAGGTCTGGCTAGCGTTGGCGCAATATTAGATTCATTATCTTCAATTTTTAACACACTGTCTGCTCCTGCTGATTTTATTGTTCCGGACCTTGTCGGCAACGGTAGTGCAACAGTAGGCGCAGCAGGCTCTAGTGGCGGCACTGACGGCAGTTCGTCAGTGGTTAATATAGTCTCGCCAAGTCTTGACAGTGACATGTTAAATGCAGGAATAATTCCAGGTACATGGGAAGCAATTGATTTTGTAATAAACAAAGCACTAACTAATATGAATTGGACAACTCTAAATTCCGACCCCGGAAATCCAAATATATTAGAAGCGTATCGGTTTGCTGGTAGGGCATTTACAGCAGACGGGGGCACAGGACAGTATTCATGGGCCGCAGCATTTGCTACATGGGTTTTGGTAAAATCGGGATTCACTGGTCTACGAACAATGGCACCGAGTCCGTTTTCTAGACACGGTATTCCTGTTAGATTTCATGGCCCCCGCGATTTAGAATATGTGCAAAAATGGGATATTGTTGTATTTACTAGCAACGTAAATATTCAACATGTTGGGTTTATTAAAAGCTTTGATCCAGTTGAGCGTACAATGGAAATAGTCGGCGGCGACCAAGCCGACACTGTTAAAATAACAGTGATGCCTTACAGTGTCAGCAACCCTCTTTTTAGAGTAATACACGTTAGACGATTATGGGCGAGTTCTGCTATAAATGACACTTCGATTGCACCAGGATATCGCGGAGTTCCTGCCGGAGATATTTCACCAATTGGTGACCCATTGGTAATAACTACTCAAACTATTGCCGATGCTGAACTCATTGACCGTATCGAATCTTCATTAGATCGGTTAACAGCACCTGCACCGACCCGTTCACGTAACGGTCCTAGGTAATGAGGTAAATATAGTATGAGTTCATTAGAGAAAAATTTATATAAAAATTTAAGAGTGGTTCCTCCTGGGAGAGAAAATCCAAACGTTTCTGCCGGAACTTATAGAGGAATTTCAACAGTTAATCCCAAAAGCAAAGAATTTAAGTTGTACGACTTGGCTTTAATCAAGCAAGATCTTGTAAATCACTTTCATATCAGACTTGGAGAAAAGTTAGAAAATCCAAGCTTTGGAACAATTATTTGGGATGTGTTGTATGAGCCACTTACTGATTCGCTTAAAGATATTATTGTACAAAATGTTACAGAAATTATCAACTACGATAAAAGAGTTAAATCAGACAGAGTCACAGTTGACAGTTACGAATCAGGAATTCAAATTGAGTGCGACTTGACCTATTTAGAGTACAGTATTAGTGAACAATTAAAGTTTACATTTGACCAAAGAAATGGGTTAAATTAATATACGCACTTTAAAATTATCATAAATATTATATAATTAAGGAAGTGCAATATGTCATCAACTGACAGACAAAATAGACTACTATTAGCTGAAGATTGGAAAACAATCTATCAGAGTTTCAAGTATGCTGATTTTAAAAGTTACGACTTTGACAATCTTCGTCGAACAATGATTGAATATCTTCGTGAGAATTATCCAGAAGATTTTAATGATTATATCGAGTCAAGTGAGTATCTTGCATTAATTGATATGATTGCTTTTCTTGGACAAAATATTAGTTTTCGAATTGACTTAAATGCAAGAGAAAACTTTATTGAATTAGCAGAGCGAAAAGAAAGCGTTCTCCGTCTGGCAAATCTTTTGAGCTACAATGCAACAAGAAATCGTCCAGCACAAGGTCTTTTAAAGTTTACTAGCCTTCGCACAACTGAGCAAGTAACAGACAGCAACGGATTTAATCTTTCAAATAGAACTGTCCTGTGGAACGACACAACTAATTCGGATTGGTTTGAGCAGTTCACTAAGATTCTAAATGCCGGACTTCCTGTGCAAAACACCTTTGGCACACCTATTAAATCTGACAGGATTGCAGGTGTGGCAACTGAGCAATATCGATTAAATAACGTTTCAAACGCTGTATCTGTGTTTACGTTTGCTAAGCCAGTTAACAGTAGAACGCTAGATTTTGAAATCGTAAGTACTGGAATGAATGATGGAGAAATCCTAGAAGAAGCACCTAGCCCAGGTAGTCAGTTTGGCTTCTTGTATAGAGACAACGGCCAGGGTCCGGGTAGTAACACAACGGGATTTTTTGCACACTTTAGACAAGGAACATTGCAACGCGGCGACTTTAATGTTGACTCGGCTGTGCCAAATCAAAAAGTTGACATTGATGCCGAAAACATTAATCAGTCAGACGTTTGGCTTTACAAGCTTGACAGTAATGGTCGTGAAGGCGACCTATGGGCAAAAGTTGATGCAGTCGAAGGCAATAATGTAGTATTCAACAGCTTAAACAAAAAAATTAGAAATATTTACAGCGTGCAAACACGAACCAGCGACAGAGTTTCTTTAGTGTTTGCTGATGGAATATTTGGAGATCTTCCAAAAGGCAACTTTAGATCATATTATAGAACTAGTGCAAACAGTGACTATACAATACTTCCGTCAAACATGACAAACGTTACTGTTAGAATTCCATACACAAGCAAGGCAAATAAGCCAGAAACGTTAACAATAACGCTTGACCTTAAAGTAGCAGTTGATAATGCCACTAGTACAGAAACAATTGATAGTATTAAGTCAAACGCACCGTCGACGTATTATACTCAAAACAGATTAATCACTGCTGAAGACTACAACATTGGCCCTCTTGGAATAAGTCAAGACATTATTAAAGTAAAAGCAGTAAATCGAACAGCAAGCGGTATCAGCAGAAACTATGATATCCTTGATGCAACCGGAAAGTACAGCAAAACAAACCTGTTTGGCACAGATGGTGTATTGTATAAAGAAAAAATTGAAAACAAAACTACTTTTAAATTCCGTACAAGAACTGATATTGAAAATGAAGTTGAAAACACAATTACAAATATCCTACAAGACAAAAACGTTAAGAATTTTTATCTGTCGGAATACTTTAATCAGGATTACAACCAATCGGACCTTTCGTGGTCGAGTGTGTCTTCAGTTACTAATAGATCAACTGGATTAATCAAAGATGACAATGGAATAATTTATACCGTTGGAAGTTTTACCGAAGGACCGCTAAGATTCTTTGAAACTGGTGCAATGGTTAAATTTACTCCCCCTTCTGGAACAGCATTTCTTAAAGAAAAACTAACAACAGACTTAACTGCCCCTGGTACAAAGAATTATATGTGGTCAAAGGTTATTAGTATATCAGAAGCCGGAACTCAAGTCCTTGATTCAGGACTAGGCCCAATTGTATTTAACGACGTTATTCCTGATGGTTCTGTCCTGAGCAAAGTTAAACCTAAATTTGTAAGAAATTTAACAAACAGCGTTAAATTACAAATTATTGATAATGCGTTTGCATATAGAACATTTGGACTCAGGTATGACAGAAATAACAGAGAATGGCGAGTTATAACGCAGGAAAACCTAAATATTGTACAAGATTTCAACTTAGGCTTAGCTGGCGACAATTCTGGACAACAGTTGGATAGCAGCTGGGTCGTATTGTTTGAGACAGACGGCACCACATACGAAGTTACATACAGAAATACTAGATATATATTTGAAAGTGATAAAGAAGTTAGGTTTTACTTTGACAGTGCTAAAAAGATTTACGATAGCAAAACCGGAAAAATAATTAGAGACAAAATTTCTATATTAAGCATTAATCCAGACATCAACACTGCTCCTGGTACTAGTGCATTTACTAGAGATTTTGAATGGGAAATTTCTAAAGAATATAGAGATGTAAGTGGATACGTTGACAGTAAAAAAGTCGAAGTTACATTTTTCGATTCTGACAACGACGGTGTAGTAGACGATCCGGATATATTTGATCAAATTGTTAATTTAAGCAACTATACATTTACAAAGAAAGTAATTATAAACAACAGTGAATTTGAAATATACGTTAATTCAACTGACGAAAATATTGTAACAGTTTCGAATGCAAGTCTTGTAAATACACAGGCGATCGGCAATCCTGTTTATTACATTCTTGCTGATGACGTATTTAGACAACTTAACAGCTCAACAAGAACACTAACTACATTGTTTGATTATACTGCGTACACAGGCAGAGAAGAATTAAAGTTTCAATACAATCATGCCAGCGACGAAAATACTAGAATTGATCCTAGCAGTACAAACATTATTGATACATATATTCTTACTAGGCAATATGATACAATATTTAGACAATATTTAAACAATATTGTTACCACTCGTCCACTGCCACTAAGTAGCGACCAGTTATTTAGAAGCTACGGTGCAGAAATCAATAAGATTAAAAGCATCAGCGACGAAGTGATATACCAACCAGTAAAATATAGAGTTTTATTTGGAAGTAAAAGTGAATCTAAAATGCAAGCAGTATTTAAAATAGTAAAGAATTCAACAAGAGTCGTTAACGACAACGACTTAAAATCTCGTGTAATAAGTGCAATTAATAATTTCTTTGCTCTTGATAATTGGGACTTTGGAGAGACCTTCTATTGGAGCGAATTGAGTGCATATATTATAAAAGATCTATCACCGGATCTAAGTAGTATTGTAATAGTTCCGCGAGACGCATCGAGCACATTTGGAAGCTTATTTGAAATCAAGTCAGAAGCAGACGAAATTTTTATAAGCAGTGCAATTGTAGATGACGTCGAGGTTATTACATCAATTACCTCGGATCGATTAAAGTCAGAAGGCGCTATTGTAACTTCTGTGTCTACAACAAATACTGGTATACAAAGTACAACAGATACCACATCAACTAATACTGGAGGCTTTATTTACTAATGGCTTACAACAAAGATCAAGAAGACTTTTCTCTACCTGACGCAAACAACTCAGATAGAAGTGCTAGTAATTTCTTACCAAAATACTTTAGAACAGACATAAACAAAAAGTTTATAAACAGCACAATTGATCAAATGATCAATCCTGGAGTAGTTGAAAAAATTGATGCTTATGCAGGTCGCAGACATGCAAAGGCTACAAAATACACTGATAACTTTTTGCAAGATTTTACAGCCAATCGAGAAAACTATCAGTTTGAGCCAGTTGCTGTTTATAAAGACGAACTTAATAATGTTGAATTTTTAAAGAATTACAATGATTATATTGCTCAGATTAAAAACTTCAAAGGCACAGTTAGCAATCACAGTTTACTTAACAGTCAGGAGTTCTATGCATGGGATCCGCATATTGACTGGGACAAGTTTGTAAACTTCCGCGAATACTATTGGTTACCTACTGGTCCTGTATCTATTGCAGTCGCTGGACAATCAAATGAGGTTGTTAGCACATATACTGTTACTCTGGCAGATGACGGCGACAATCTTGCTTACGTGTTTACTCCAAATGGGTTTACTAGAAATCCAACGTTGAAATTATATAGAGGACAGACATATCGTTTTGAAATTGATACTCCTGGCCATCCAATTGCTATTGCAGTGTTGCGAAACTTCACTGACAATGATTTAACTGTTAACACAGACTTTGACAACACCAGTAATTTATACACTGACGGTGTATCGTCAGTTACTGATTATGTCGACAGCGGAGTAATCGAATTTGTTGTTTCAGAGACTGCACCGGACACTCTTTACTACATAAGCAAAAACGACATCAATACAAGCGGTGTATTTTCAACGTTCGATATTGAAAGTAATACGGAAATTAACGTTGCTGAAGAAATCATTGGCAAAAAAACATACAAGACTAGCACCGGAGTTGAACTAAGCAACGGTATGAAATTGTTTTTTCAAGGCGCAGTAACACCTGAAAAATATGCAACTGGAAATTGGTATGTCGAAGGAGTCGGTTCACAAATACATTTAGTTGCCGAATCAGACCTTGCAGTTCCGGCAATCTTTACAGCTGATGTTGACATTCCGTTTGACAGCGCGGAAATAGGCTTTGACCTATACCCGTTTGACACTGCAACTAGCTTTGCAGGAACCAAGGATTATATTGCTATAAACCGCGCTAGCGCTGATGGAAATCCGTGGACACGTTATAATAGATGGTTCCACAGAGATATCATTAAAACATCTTTTTTATATAATAACTTGCCAGTTGTAATTGACGAATCAGCTCGGGCAAAACGTCCAATCATTGAATTTGAAGCCGGGTTAAAACTATTCAATCACGGTACAAAATCAAAATTAAACGTTGACCTTGTTGATACTTTTACAACAGATGTATTTTCAACAGTAGAAGGAAGCATCGGATACAACGTTGATAACGTTGACCTTGTTGACGGAATGAACATACTATTTACAAAAGATACCGATATAACAGTAAAGGGAAAAATTTACAAAGTTAACTTTATTCTACACAACGGAATTAATCAGATTAGTTTAACTGAGATAGTCGAAACAAATCCGTACGTTGGCGAAGTTGTCTTGGTCCGCTACGGAGTTGAGTACAAAGGTAAAATGTTTTACTTTGATGGAGAAGAATGGATTTTATCCCAAGAAAAAACAGAAGTTAATCAGCCTCCGTTATTTTCTCTGTACAATAACAACGAAATTAGTTTTTCTGATACTGTTGTGTATCCTGCAAACAGTTTTAACGGTAATAAATTATTCAGCTATCGAGTTGGAAACGGCCTTGCTGACACAGAGTTAGGATTTCCTCTTTCGTACAAAAATATCGCAAACGTCGGAGACATAGTTTTTGATTTTAATTTGTTAAGCGACAATTTTAGTTACCAGGACGAATTAAATGTACCAGTAACTCTTACTAACGATACTGGATACCTAAAAAAATATAATACTACCGGTGATACTAACGTTTACGTAAATGCTTGGAAAAAAGCTGTAACTGATAGTAAGCAACTAGTTATTAGGCAATACAATGCTGCCTTGCAATTAAATAACTTTCTAGTTGACGTGTTTGACAACAGTGGGTCACTAACTGACCTTCGTGTAATAGTTTATGTTAATAACGTTAGAAAAGTTGCAAACGTTGACTACGAAATTCAAAATACTAACGGAACAGCAAAAGTTGTTTTTGTCGATGATGTATCTACCAACGACTTGATATTGCTTAGGTGTTACAGTGCTGCATCTAAGAACGACAACGGATTTTATGAAATCCCTGCCAACCTCGAACACAACCCGTTAAATGAAAATATAACAGACTTTACACTTGGACAAGTTAATGATCATCTTGACAGCATCGTCGAAGACTTGCCGGCATTCTCAGGAAACTTTCCAGGGAGCAGCAATCTGCGAGATCTTGGATCTATTACTGCAAACGGTAAAACGTTTGTTCAGCACAGTGGTCCTGTCAACTTGGCACTTTACCACATAACCGACAAAGATGCAAATGTAATTAAATCTTTAAAATACGCCAGAAGAGAATATGCTAAGTTTAAAAGAAAATTTATTAATGAATCATTAACAACTGGATTTGACGGAAATATTAAAGATCACGTTGACTTAATTTTAGTAAAACTTTTAAAAGACAAAACTCCAAATATGCCATTCTTCTTTAGTGACATGATTGGCGTAGGCGCAGCAACAAAAACTATTCATACAGTTGAATTCACAGGCCCGGCATACTTTGCACTAACTATTGATTTTAATTTAACAGCACTTTCAACTAGCTCAGTTGGCGTTTATAAAAATAACATTCAACTTCTGCACGCACGTGACTACACGTTTGTCAACGGATTTGTTTATGTAACTGCAGATTTACAAGACACCGACACAGTTGAAATTTACGAGTATGAATCAACCAATGGATCTTTTATTCCACCGACTCCTACTAAGTTAGGACTTTATCCATCTTATCAGCCCGCTGTATACACTGATGATACTTACGTTGAATCAAAAACAGTTATACGCGGCCATGACGGAAGTCAGATGATTGCGTTTGACGACTACAGAGATGACCTTCTTGTAGAATTAGAAACCCGCATTTATAACAATATCAAATGCAACAACAATAAAGAATTGATAGATATCAATGAATTTGTAGGAGGGTATGCAAGAAACACTGGACATTCAACCGAAGCTATTAGCGCAGCAATTCTGTCAGACTTTGCACAATGGCTAGAAATTTCTGGATCGCCGGATTATTCAACTCACGATTTCTGGGACAACAGCAACACGTTTACTTACAACTATTCTAATACGCACGACTTAGACGGCAATCCGTTGCCCGGTTTTTGGAGAGGCATCTATAAAAAATATTACGACACAGACGCTCCTCACGCTAGACCTTGGGAAATGCTGGGATTTACTATTATGCCACAGTGGTGGGAAACTGCCTATGGCCCAGCACCGTATACTAGTAATAACAGAATACTATGGAATGATCTAAAAGAAGGAATCTTTAGAGAACCGGGTAAATCAGTTGTACGCGATTCTAAATATATTAGGCCTGACTTATTAAAGTTTTTACCAGTAGATGAGTTTGGAAGATTGCTAAGTCCTCTGGAATCTGGCCTTGCCCAAAACTTTTCACTTACTAGTAGCAACACTAGTTTTAAGTTTGGGGATATGTCCCCTGTTGAAGCTGCATGGAAAAAAACTAGCGAATATCCGTTTAGCTTAATTACTGCTTGGGTATTACTTCAACCAACAAAAATAATTGGACTGGGGTTCGATTGCAGCAGAATTGAAAGAAGTATAACTGGAAATATTGTTTACACCGACACTCAAAAAGCGATTAATCTTAGCAGCTTGGCACTACCAAGCATATCGTCATCGGACACAATTGTTCTTACATCTGGATTAGTTAACTATGTTGCAGACTATATGGTTACTAAAACTGAAATAAAGTATAACGACTACAAAGAAAAATTAGTAAATCTTACCAATCAACTAGCAATCAAACTTGGCGGCTACGGAGATAAGACAAAGCTAAAGTTAATACTAGACAGCCGAAGTCCGCTGAATAAAACAAGTGTATTTGTTCCTAACGAAAATTATCAGATTGAATTTGCTACTAGTAATGCACTTGATATTGTTGTACTAAGTGGTATAATTATTGAAAAAACTGCTCTGGGATATATTATTTCTGGCTACGACAAAGAAGATCCAGTCTTTAACTTTACTAAACCCATTGTGCAAAACGCAAATTCTACAATTACCGTTGGCGGAATATCTGAATCATTTATTAATTGGACAGAAAACAAAGGGTACACTAGCGGAACAGTTGTTGAATACCAAGGAAAATACTACAGAACAAAAATAACACATACTAGCTTAACTACCTTTGATTCGGGAAAATTTGTTATATTAGCAAGTCTTCCTGTAGTAGGTGGTATTACTGCTAGTGTGCGAACCATGTTTGAAGACACGGTAACAAGTTTTCCTTATGGAACACTACTATCAAGTGTGCAGGAAGTTGCTGACTTTATGACAGGGTATGAAAATTATCTTGTTAAGCAAGGCTTTGTGTTTGACTTCTTTAATCAAGAGACAAATGCAGTCGAAGATATGAAACTTTGCATTCAGGAATTTATGTTTTGGGTTACTCAAAACTGGGACAACGGAACAGTATTAACAGTCAGTCCTGTTGCAAACAACGTTACGTTTGAAAGAGAGTATTTTGTTGTTGACGACATATATGACAGCTTTTACGATTACAATTTACTAACTGGCGAAGGCAACCGAATTAGCAAGGAATTTTCTAACATATTTAGAAACAACGCCAACGAGTTCGGAGTTAAGCCGGTTAACTCAATTGATGGAATTTTCTTAGTTAAACTACCGCTTGTACAAAAAGAACACATTATTTTAGTTGACAACAACACAGTTTTCAACGACACTATCTTTGATATGAAAACAGGTTACCGTCAAGAGAGAATTAAAGTTGTAGGTTACAGAACAGACAATTGGACCGGAGGACTAAATGCTCCAGGCTTTATTTACGATACTGCAAAGGTTACACTTTGGAAAGAGTGGACGGACTATGCAATTGGGGATGTAGTTAAGTACAAAGAATTTTTCTATGCAGCAAATTTAAAACACACTGGAACAGACTTCTTTGATGCTAATTTCTGGAACATACTAGCAAAGCGTCCTGAAGCAGAACTTCTCCCTAACTGGGACTACAGGGTAAACCAATTTACGGACTTTTATAGCCTTGACACTGACAACTTCGACAGTGAGCAGCAACGCCTTGGCCAACACTTGATTGGATATCAAAAAAGGGAATATCTAGCTAATATCATCCCTGATGCTGTTAGTCAATACAAGTTCTATCAGGGCTTTATACAAGACAAGGGTACTAAAAATGCACTTACTAAATTATTTGATGCATTAAGTTCAGCCAACAAAGACAGCCTTGAGTTTTTTGAAGAATGGGCTATTAGATTAGGCCAATACGGCGCAGTCGAAAACATAACCGAGGTTGAATATAATCTCGATGAAGCTAATTATAGACTAGAGCCACAATTAGTTGAACTGGCAAACAGTATTTCGTCAACTAGGACTGACCTTGTTTACGAAATTGCACCGCATCAAACTTATGTTAAACCAAATAATTATGACCATGACAACTTGTTTACAGAATTATCAGGAACAGAGACTTACGCCAAAGACAGCGGATACGTAAGAGATCAAGACGTTTCGTACTTAGCAGAAGGAAAAGATCAAATTCTTGCCCTCTTGATTGATAATATTTTAATTGGTGAATTTATATGGGTCAAGGACAACAAGCAGTCTTGGACAGTATTACGTCATGTTAATTCAAATTATCAAGTTAGCAATATTGTTTCGTCATTGCCAGATAATTTACCGGTTGACACCGAAAACAAAAATGGATTTACTGTTTATTTTGATGAACACGTAACTTTTAACGAAGGTGATATAATCGGAATTAAATCAGGAATTCTTGATATCAATGGCTTCTTCAAGGTGGCATATGTTTCGCTTAACGAAGTAGTAATTTTAACAGATACTCCTGTAAACATAAATGAATTTACAGACAGTACAGCACTAGCTGTTACAAAGTTTGTTCAACGACGATTCAGTGATGCAACTGACCTCAACGACACTATTACAGATATTAGAGTTGATCTAAAGGATGCAGTCTGGATTGACAACGCAGAGTCGGGCAAGTGGGGCGTTTATGAAAATAGTAATATTTTTGCACTCCAGGACGAAATAGTCAACCCAACTGATAGCTCTGACGGATTTGCATCAAGCTTTGCAGCGTCGGAAACTAACAATATAGTTGTAATTGGATCACCTAATAACGAAACTAACCCGATAACTAGAATTTATAGAAGATTTTCAGAAAGTTCTCCAAGCATTCTTCTGCAAGACATTACTGCAACTGATGAGATTTCTTCAAATAGCCTATACGGATTTGATGTTGCAGTTAGTGCAAGTGGCGATTTTATTGCAGTGGGCGCACCGAGTGCAATAAGCACAGATAATTTAACTGTTGGTTTACCCTTGCAGGGAGCAGTATTTCTGTATAGCAGAAATCAAAACGGGACTTATGACAAGATTAAAACAATCTTGAGTCCGACTCCTGCAGAAAATCAACAGTTTGGATATCAGGTTGAACTACAACAAGACGAAAGTGGCGTTACTAGACTATTTGTTGGTGCCCCAGGCCTTATCAACGAAGCTGGCAAGATTTATGTAGTTGATAACTCGACTACTGAATGGAGTTATAACAACATTGTAATTGATACTGTTAAGAAGTTTTCTGTAAATAAATTCGGCGATGTTATTTTAACTTCGTCTCCGATTAACACTACTAACCAGATGTCTGTTTACAGAAAGCAAGACGATGGTACCTTTGACAATTCGATAATGCCTGTAATCAGTGAAGAAGACAGCGCCGAAGAATTTGGCTATGCTATCGCCATTAATGATGCAGGCGACCAGCTTGCTATTTCCGCCCCACGTAACGATGACGCTGGCATAGATGCAGGCGCAGTTTACATTTACAGTCAAACAGCAGCATCTGAGTATGTATTGTCACAAGTATTAAACAGTCCGTTTGACGAAAAGAATGAGGCGTTTGGCACCGGTCTAGATTTTTCTTTAAACAAGCTTGCTATTTCTGGAAAAAATACTGATACAATAACAACAACTTCTTTTGACAATTATTTTACACTAATTAGTGAGTATCAGGTGGGAGTTGACTACACTGGAACACTGGTATATTCAAGATATGTGTTTGATCAAACTTCTGCCAGCAACGAAGCTAACACAACATTTGACGGCGGAACTACTAGATTTGCAAACGTCGAACCTGATACTGGCAGAATTGCAGTGTTCCAGAAGATCGGCGAATCATTTATATTCGGTGAAGATGTAAACTATAGACGAAATACAAAATTTAACGACATTTCAAACTTTAAGTTAGTTGACAATCACATCTATATTGGCTTTCCTAAACTAAATCCAGTAACACAGGATCCTATTTTTGAAGGAACCTACATAGGCAACGATTCGAGTGTTGGTATGTTTGCTGACTTAAGAGCTGACGCAAACTCAAATAGTTGGTCAACAATCACACAGGAATCAGGTAAAATTGACATTTCGAAAATACAACGTTGCTTTGTATATTCAAAAGATAAAAATGATATTATTTCAAACTTAGACATTATTGATCCAAGACAAGGAAAAATTGCAGGCCCTGCAGAACAAGAATTAGAATTTAAAACATTTTACGATCCTGCTGTTTATACTATAAACGCTAACAACACGCCTGGCGCAACTGTGGATAGCTCGTCAAACTGGACCGAAAACTATGTAGGAAAACTGTGGTGGAATCTAGATACAGTAAGCTGGTATAACCCGTATCAAGGCGATGTACAATACAGAGCAAATAACTGGAATAAAGTTACTATTGGATCAACTGTTGATGTGCTAGAATGGGTTGGTACTAATTTACTTCCGTTGGAATGGAATGCAATAGCCGGCACCAACGAAGGTTTTGCTCAGGGTGTTAGTGGAACAGCCCTTTATGGAAATGACATATATAGCCTAAAACGGGTATATGATACTGTTTCAAGATCATTTACATCAAAATACTTTTACTGGGTTAGCAGTAGCAGAATTATTCCCAATTCGTCATCAAGAAGACTAAGTGCATTTGATATTGCTGCACTTATTAGAGACCCGGCTGCTGCTGGGTACCGTTTCGTGGCACCGCTTGATACTAACAAATTTGCAGTTTACAATTCAAAGAATCTGTTTGAGGGTACAAACAGCATATTACACTATAGCTTTGCAACTGATCCAAATTTACAAACTAATATTCACAGAGAATACCAGCTTATAACAGAAGACCTTGCTACAAGCAGAATTAACAACGAAGTAGAAATTAAATGGTTTGATAGCTTAATTGGGTACGACCAAAACTCTAATCCTGTTCCGGACCCTGAATTGCCAGTTAAGCAACGACACGGAATTTTAAATTTTCCGCGCCAGGGAATGTTTGTTAATAGGTTAGAAGCAGTTAAGCAAGTAGTTGAAAGAGTTAATTCGGTGTTAACAGTAAGCCAAATTGTTGACGATACTGATTTTTCTACTTTACTGTCAAAAGACGAGCCGCCGTCTCCTGCTTCTGGAATTTACGATACTATAGTAGACACTGTGGATCAACTAAGTTTTGTTAGTGTTGCTAGAGCAGCAAGAGCAGAACTTGAGCCAATCATTGAAAATACTAGAGTAGTTGGCGTCAACATTATAAATTCTGGAAGAGGATACACTGTTGCACCTAAAGTAATTATCAGTGACGGATCTGGCACAGGCGCAGTAGTCAACACCGTTATAAACAATCTCGGACAGGTTACAAGTGTAACAGTTAAGTCAGTCGGAAAAAATTACTCAGATACTGCAACTATATTAGTTAGAAAATTTAGTGTACTTGTTAGTACGGATACTGATATTGGTAACCGATGGGCAATTTATTCATGGGATACCACAAGTCAGTCCTGGACAAGAATAGACAATCAATCATTTGACACAACTCGTTATTGGGACTACACAAATTGGTATGCTGCTGGATACAATTCTCAAACAGCAATCAATCACATTGTTACCCAAACTTATAAACTAAACGGACTTAACGATGATATCAATGATGTTATCAAAATTGAAAATGTTGGCGCAGGCGGCTGGTTACTTCTAAGAAAAATTAGCAACAACGGCGGACTAGACTTTACAGTTAACTATGAGACTATTGGTAGAGAAAACGGCACTATACAGATCTCGACAAAAATTTATGATTATGCATCAACTGCTAGTGGATTTGATGCAACTATTTACGACAACTCATTTTATGATAGAGAACCAGTGGTTGAATTAAGAAACATCTTAATTGCACTGCGCGATAACTTGTTTGATGCTGATTTGTCTGTTGAATGGAACAAGCTGTTCTTTGCAAGCATGAGATATGCATTTTCTGAACAGTCAAACATTAACTGGGCATTCAAAACAAGCTTTGTCAGAGCAAAGCATAACCTTGGCATGTTAACACAAAAAGTTACGTTTCAAAATGACAACTTGTCAAACTACGAAGACTATGTAAATGAAGTAAAACCTTATAGTACTAAAGTTAGAGAATATATTAGCTCGTACGAACACATAGAACCTACACAATCATTAACCACAGACTTTGACTTGCCACCGACATACAATATTGCTACTAGTAAAATTGAGCCAACTGTTGCAACACAAACAGGCGACGAAATAACTAATCTGGTAACACAGTATTTTCAACCATTAATTGATCAGTGGACAGAAAACAACGGATACGAAATTATTAGAATTGATGTAGTAAACGGCGGCGACGGATATAAAGAAACTCCGTTAGTTACAGTAAGTGGAGATCATGCTACTACTGCAACTGCATTCTTAAGCAGAGGGTCAGTTAAGTCTGTTGTAATCGACAACCCTGGGAAGAAGTATTATACTACTCCGATTATTACAATAGTTGGCGACCAAGAAACTGGTAGTACACCTGCAACTGCGGTTGCTATTATAGGTAACGGTAAAGTTCGTTCGACACACATGACTATAAAGTTTGATAGAGTAAGTGGTTCGTACGTGTTTACTGAATTAAATGAAACAGAAAGCTTTGAAGGTACTGCAACTAAAGAAACGTTTAATCTAAAATGGCCAATAAACATTAATACTAATTCTTACACTGTTATTATTGATGGAATTGAACAACTTGCAAGTGCTTTTAAAATAGGCAACAGCATTGATACATCAAAGGGATACGACAGGTATGTTGGATATATAGATTTTGTCAACTCTCCTGTGTTAGAAGCACAGATTACAATTCGCTATCAAAAAGACATTAAGTTATTGGCAGCAGCCGACAGGATTAACTTTTTCTACAATCCAACAACTGGCATGCTAGGAAAAGACCTTACACAACTAATAGACGGCACTGAATATTCTGGTGTAACACTTAACAGCTTTAACTTTGGTAACAACCATGGATGGGATATTGCAGGTTACGGATCTTTACCGTGGGATACGTTTGATGAGTCCGATCAGGATGAAATCTTCATCCTAGATGCTAGTACTACAATATTTGAATTAAGTCAACCACTTGAAAACGCTGTTGAATATAATTTTTATCTAAACGGAACACGATTAGACGATCCAGATTACGGCACATCATCACCGGTGACTAACACAGGCGCAGTTATGCAGACCATCATAGGCAACGGAACAACTAGTACTGTAACAATTGATGAAGCGCTCGTACCTACTGTTGCAGGCGATATCGTAATTATTCGAAAGAGCACAAGCGATGGCGCAGCAAACCTTGCAAATTATGACACACAGTTGTCAGGCGGAGATCTCGGCTACACAACAGCAACTGGCATCGACAGTGGAGAAATTAAAATAGACGGCGACGATTTTGTTACTCCAACAACATCAAAAGGTCCTGAAGAACTTGTTCCAGGTGAAATCAGGGACACATTGGATATTCAAGTGTACCACAGACCGGGCAACGGCGCCGGAATAATTGGCACTGCAAATTATAATATTGATGGAACCCAGTCAGTATTTACTCTGCCAGAAATTCCGCAAACAAACGATAGCGTTATTGTTAAAGTAGACAACATAATTCTTGGAAGTGATCTATATACTATTGATCACGAAAGTCAAACGCTATCGTTAGACGATAGCACACTCCCAGTTGGGTCTCGATTATCTATTACTGCAATTGGCACAAACGGAATTAATCTAATCGACACAACTAACTTTCTATCAGATGGAAGCACAACTAGTTTTGTAACTTCGGCAATATGGAGCGATCAAGTGTCGTCTTTGATTACTGCTAACGGCATAATTCTAAAAAATGGTCTTGAATATCTGTTGTCAGAAACTGTAATAGAAGACGGATTTTTACATAGAGTGAAGATTGAGTTTTCAAATAATGTGCTAGCCGAAGGGGACTTTGTACAGTATAGTCTTTATAGCACATTAATAAAAACGCATAGTCAAGTTGACATTGATAAGACGTTTGTGCCTGATGGTAGTAGCAATTACCATATATTTAACGGATCAACAAGCACTGTTCCGTTTAACAATCTTCCTATATCACACAATATACTTGTTAAAGTCAATAACAAAATTCTAAATCCGGGATATAGCATTTCGTACACTACAACAGATTCGCGAATTTACGACATTGAAGAGTGGCAGTTTAGAAACACTACAATCGACGCAAGTGAAGTATTTGTATTTGCTAACCACCAGCAATTGACGTCGGCTGAATATACATTTGACTTAGTAAACATGAGAATCAATATACCAAATAATCAAACGGCTCCGGCTGGCACACGATTAGATATCTACGTTATTAAAGATGCTGAATATTATTTTGTTGATACAAAAATTGTATTTGATACCGATGTATCGTCTATTGTTGCTGTTGGTGACACACTTATCTTAGAATCAGTAGGCGATAGTACTGTCCATACTGGTATTGTTACTTCGGTAAACACCACAGAACTTACTATAAAGAGCCTGCGCACAGAAATAAGAGATTCTTACTTATCAAATGATAATTTTATTGTTTCAGTAAGCAGCGGTCCTGTTACTGATGTAGTTGTAACAAATGTAACTTACGTTACAAGCGAAGGAATGACATTTGTAACGCCGCCACTAACAACCGACGTTGTAGAAATATACCAGTTTAGCAATCATGATATTAACAATTTTGAAAGAATAACTTATAAAGTTATTACTGATCCAGCAATAACTATGGCATCAGCTGATTTTGCAACTAGAAACTTAGTTGCAACTGGATTTATTCCACTAAGAGGAATAATATCAACTGCAAGTTATGCATGGGTTACAGTAAATGGAGAGTTGTTAACCCCAGATGTTGACTACTCATTAAATTCTGCAGGCGACACATTAGAGCTGTACAACCAACCTACAGAAAATGATGTAATTGATGTAATACAATTTGGCGCAACTCCTATAACAGATAAGTTTGGCTTTAGAATGTTCAAAGACATGCTAAACAGAGTTCATTATAAGAGACTTAACCAGGATAACAGCTATGTGCTTTCAAATCCGCTAAATTACTATGACATCGGAATTTCTTTAGAAAATACAGTCGGTATGTTTATTCCTGACAAGGTAAAAAATATTCCAGGTGTGTTGTTTATTGACGGCGAAAGAATTGAATACTTTGAAATTAACGGCAATCAAGTACAGCAGCTGAGAAGAGGTACGTTAGGTACTGGCGTTAAAGAAACGCACAGTGAAGGAACACGAGCGTTTGGCGCCGGCCCAGACGAAAATATTAACTACACTGATACTACTATAAATCAGTCAGTTATTTCAGACGGTAGCACCGATATTGTTCTTGATTACACACCAGATAGCATCAACGAAATAGAAGTTTATGTTGCTGGTCACAAACTTAGAAAGTCTGCAATAAAAAGATACAACCCTGCTCTTCAACAAGACAGTCCAGAAGGAAACGAAACAATTGACGCTGAATTTACACTAGACGGAAACACTGTTGTCTTTAATATAGACAGAACTGATCCGCTGCCAAAAACTGGAGAAAGAGTATCAATTATTCGAAAAGTAGGCAAAGTGTGGAACGAAGACGGAAAATCGTTAGCAAATACAAATAATATTATAGGAAACTTCTTGCGCGGAGCAACAATCGAGTTACCTAAATAAATACAATACAGGTGGTAGGAATGACAAATTTAAAAGAATACAGCGGTTTACATGTCGAAGGTCATATTAAAATATTTGACCCAACGTCTGGTGAAACCTTTATCAATAAGCGCAACGCTATTCATTATGAAAACATGAGTTTATCATTAGCAGAAAGCTTGGCCAATCAAGGACAAGGATTTGTTTACGAAATGAGTTTTGGCAATGGTGGCACAAGCGTTGACCCAACAGGTATTATTACCTATTTAACGCCTAATACAGCTGGCACAAATGCCAGTTTGTATAATCAAACTTATACAAAAGTCATTGACGATCGTAGTGTTAACAATGTAGATCCTACTAGAAACAAAACTGAAGTTAGACATGTTTCGGGTACCAATTACACCGACATCTTGGTTAGTTGTCTACTTGACTACGGAGAGCCCGATGGGCAAGACGCATTTGACACAGGTACTAGTACAGATGGATTATATGTTTTTGATGAACTAGGATTAAAGAGTTTTAATTCATCTAGTACAGGAAGGCTCTTAACACATGTTATTTTTCATCCTGTTCAAAAAAGTCTGAACAGACTAATTCAAATCGACTACACAGTTAGAGTACAGAGTCTTAGTGGATTCAACGAGGGATAATAATGACGTATAATGTAAAATTTACCGACAGTGTTAACAAGGGGTCTATTACTATTGACGAGAATACTCTCAATACCGAAACCAGTCTCGGTCTTCCTGGGAGAAATTTAACTAATTATGGAGAGCTCATCGCAGAGAATCTATTACATCTATTAGAAAATTTTGCAAATACAAGTTCTCCTACAAATCCAGTCGAGGGGCAATTGTGGTACGACTCAACTGATAATGCCAACCAATTAAAGATTTATAATGGTACGCAATGGGTAAGTGCAGGCGGCTTAAAGAAAGCAGCAACTCAGCCAGCAGCAACCGCAAGTACACTAGGCGATCTTTGGATTAACACTGCAACTCAGCAGCTTTTTTTATACAGTGGGTCTGGATGGATACTTATTGGGCCGTCGGATGCTGAAGGTACTGGCAGTGGCACCCAAACACAGATAATCAAAGATACTAACAATCTTGATAGAATTTTAATAGTTAACTATATTAACAATAAGGTAGTATCGGTAATTAGTGCGGACCAATTTACAGCAAAGAATCAAAATGATCTGCCTGGATTTACAACCGGTACTCCTAACAACATAATATATCCAGGTATTAATCTAAGTAAAACTATAACAGGCACTGGAAATCTAAGCGGTATAACAACTGACACAAAATATTATGGAGTTGCAGCATCTGCAGAAAGCTTAATTATTAATGGATCGCCAAAGGTAGCTGCTGAATTTGCTATTCTTAGTTCACCAAACATCTTTACTAGACCTATAACAATTAACAGCAATGACGGCATAACAGTCGGTGATGATACCAAGTTTAAAATGTCTGTGTTAGGTAGTATTGGAGAAATTAGAAACGGTGCATCTGACGGAAGTATTGATTTTAAAATAAGAAATGATGGAACATTAACAACTGCCCTGCGGGTATACAACGATGCAAGTGTTGTAATTGGTAGTCCAACTGGAATACCGACTGCAACCCTTGATGTGCGCGGCGATGTTAAGACAGCAGGCAATCTTGTCATTGGCATTGATTCGACTAGTTCTCCGAGTAACTTATCAGTTACTGGCAACAACGACATTGCAGGAAATCTGTCAGTTGTTGGAGCAGTTGTTGTTACAGGATCTACAACGCTAAACAACATTGTAACTACTCAAGCAAATCAATTCAATGTTGGATCAATTTTGTTACCGTTTGCCAACATGTTTGCTAATAGATTTACTGGAGCATTTACTGGAGACTTATCAGGAAGTATAACAGGATCATCTGCAACTACTGGCAAGTTAAGTAGCCCTACTAGTTTTCAATTAATTGGCGATGTTGCATCTCCTGTTATTGAGTTTGACGGACAAGTTGGCGGGTTAACAAAACAATTTGATACTACATTAAGTGATACGTTTTTTACTAACAAGGATACAACAGCAACGTCGGAAAGCACCGACCAAATTTTAATTAATAGACCTGGCACTGGATTAGTAACAACAGAGAAACAAACACTATTAGGAACAATTCCTAATGAAGCGCTCGGTCCGTTAGTACCAATTGGAACTATATTACCATTCGGAGGCACGACAGCACCAACTGGATGGTTCATGTGTAACGGTAGCGAGTATTCAATTTCTGCATACGAATTACTGCACGATGTTATTGGCGCAAGTTTTGGAATATCATCATTGCCTACGTCATTATTTAAAGCACCTGACATGAGAGGGCGATCTTTACTTGGTGCGCTTGACGGAGCAACGGGCACGACTAGAGTGCTTAATGACGGCGCAGCAAACACAGTTGGTAACTATGGCGGTTCAGACGGCGCATTTATTGCTGAAGATGATTTACCAGAGCACACTCATAGCTTAGAAGGCGATGCAGGCACGCAGTTTTATGCCACTAACAACGATGTTACTAATCCTGCAGATTCAGGAGCAGTTGCTACATTGCCATCAGCAACTGGCGCGCTTACTGGTTCTGGAATAACAAGAACAGAAGGAATTAGTGACCGTTCCACAACGCAAACAGAATTTAAAACAGTTTCTCCTTTTGCAACAGTTAACTTTATCATATACCATGGAGTCTTTTAATGAGTTATAAAATTAATACAACAAACGGTGCTTTACTAGTAGATTTAATAGACGGCCGCATTGATGATAGTTCCACTGACTTAACTTTAGTTGGAAGAAACTTTACAGGTTATGGCGAAGCATTCAATGAAAATTTTGTTAAAATTCTCGAAAACTTTGCAAACACTGCGGCCCCATCGACGCCGATTGTTGGACAACTTTGGTATGACACTAGCGAAGCTAGATTAAAAATTTATAATGGAGAACAGTTTAAAGCGTCAAACGCAACAATTGTTTCTGCAAGTACTCCTGCAACTTTAGTTGCTGGAGAGCTTTGGATCGACACAGCAAACAAACAGCTACGATTTAGTGATGGCGATTCGACCTTTCTAGCAGGCCCAATTTATACAAGTGAACAAGGCCAGTCGGGTTTCGATGTGCAAACGTTGGTTGACGAATTTGGAAATCCAAAAGTTGTTGTAAGATTATTAGTTGCAGCTCAACCGGTTGCAATCATTAGTAGAGAATTATTTAATACCACTGCAA